GATTCTACTGATGGTATTTTAGTTGCAGCAGGTGCTACATTTGGAACATTTGAAAATGTTGGAGTTGGAACTACTAACGTTGGTAGAATCATTATTGGAAATGAAATAATTGAGTATACCAACGTTACTGGTAATACCATTGGTGGCGATATCGTTAGAGGAGCAAATCCAAAGACATATCCTGCAGGAACTCCAGTATTTAAATATGAACTTGGTGGAGTTAACCTAGAGAGAATTAATAAGACACATGCTCTTGGTGATGTAACAGAATCAGATCCATTTACATTTGACTCATATAAGATTAAACTTGATATGAGTAGTACCACAGGAACTGATAGAAGCACTGACACTGGATTCCCCAAACTCTTTGTTAATCAAACTAAGTCTACTGGTGGATACAAGGTAAGAGCAACTCAAAACATGCCATTTGAATTGATTACACCAAACGTACAGAATCTGACTGTACCTGGAACTTCTATCAATGCAGAGATTAGAACTGTTACTGGTAAGAGTTTCAGTGGTGTTGAGGTTCCTTATCTCGATGCTGGTTTTGAAGATATTGTTATTAATGAAAAGAATTGGTTTGAAACTCCAAGAGTTCTTGCATCCAAGGTTAATGAAGATGAAAGACTGACAACTATTCCTGGATCTAAATCCATCAATATGAGACTTTCATTGAATACTGCTGATACTAGAGTCACTCCAGTTATTGATGCTCAAAGAGTTAGTGCAGTTTTGACTTCTAACAGAGTTAATGACGTTATCACTAACTATGCGACAGATCCTAGAGTTGATTCTATTGACGAAGATCCCACAGCATTCCAGTATGTTTCAAAAGAAGTTGTATTGGAAAACTCTGCATCTTCTATCAAGATTATACTTGCAGCACACATCAATACTGACGCCGACATTAGAGCATTCTATTGTGTCAGTGATAAACCTGGATTAGAACCTATCTTCACACCTTTCCCTGGATATTCAAACTTGAACATTCGAGGAGAAGTCATCAATGCTGAAGATAATAATGGTGAATCTGACGTATTCGTAGTCAAATCAAATTCTGAGGAGTTTGATCCAAGATTTACTGAATATAAAGAATATACATTCACTGTTGATCAACTGCCTGCATTTAGAACTTATAGAATCAAGATTAACTTGACATCTAAGACGCAGTGTTATGTTCCTAAGATCAAAGACTTGAGAGTAATCGCTTTAGCCTGATATGGATTTTTATGAATTAAAAGGAAATAAGGATCTCGCAAGAGATCCTGAAACCAATGCAATAATTAATGTAAATAGTAGTGACTATCAGCAGTATCTTGCGACACGTAAAGTGAAATCTGAAAAGAATCAAACAGTACAGAATATGGAGCAAGAACTTGCTAATGTAAAGAGTGACATCAACGAAATTAAATCGTTACTAAAGGAGTTATTACATGGATCCTGATAGCATTGAACTAACAAACCTATCAAAAAGTTTTGCATATCAAAAAATTGCAACTGATATAGATAATTGTGATGATCGCGATGTTCTGAAAAACATTGCAAAATCTTTTTGCAAACTTTATTATAAGCAGCAAGAAACCATGCAAGTAATAGGACTTCCAGATGCCATCTAAAAATATTACATTCGATCCAGATTCAGGCGTACCATATGGTCTTAATCTAACCATGTATGGTGGATCTGATTTTGTATTAAATTTAAATGTAAAAACAACTTCAAATGCGGCATTTGATTTAACTGATTATAGTGCATCTGCAGCAATGTCAAAAAGTGTTGCTGTAGGTGCAACTCTTGGAATTACATCATCATTTACAGTTGGATTTACAAGTGCATATGATGGTAAAATGAAAATTTCTCTAGGATCTACTGATACAAGAGCGACAACAGAGGGTAGATACATGTACGATATTTTAGTTTCTGCTGGAGGAACCTATTACACACTTGCTAATGGAAATGTATATGTCTACAATCCAGTTTCTTCAGCACCCTAAATACAGTTAGGAAACTTGTGATTAAATGGCACAACCAGCAAGTAGGACAGATTTAATAAATTATTGCAAAAGGCAACTAGGGGCACCAGTCCTGGAAATTAATGTTGCTGATGAGCAAGTAGATGACTTGGTGGATGATGCACTACAATATTTTCATGAAAGACATTTTGATGGTGTAACTCAGACGTTTTTAAAATATAAAGTAACTCAAGAAGATATTGATAGAGGAAGAGCAAGAGGAGGAGATTCAACCGCAGGAATAGTTACTACTACGGCAACCACAACTATTGCTGGCGTTTCAACAACATTTTCTTTTGAAGAAAATAGCAATTATCTTCAAGTTCCTCCTGAAGTTATCGGAGTCAATAAGATATTCAGATTTGATGGTTCTAACACTGTAACAAATAATATGTTCAGTGTTAAGTATCAGTTGTTCTTGAATGATATTTACTATTGGGGATCAACTGAAGTTTTAACTTATGCGATGGTTAAAACTTATTTGGAAGATTTAGATTTTCTGTTAAACACAGAAAAAATGATTAGATTTAATCAGAGATCTGATAGATTGTATCTTGATATTGACTGGGGTTCAGTTAGTGTCGGAGATTATTTTGTAATTGATTGCTATCGCCTGTTAGATCCGAATGACTATTCTAGAGTTTGGAATGACTCTTTCTTAAAGAAATATACCACAGCATTACTTAAGAGACAGTGGGGTCAGAACTTAATTAAGTTCCAGGGTGTTAAATTGCCTGGTGGAATTGAACTTAATGGTAGACAAATTTATGATGATGCTGAAAAAGATTTGGAGATAATCAGAGAGCAAATGTCTAATACATATGAACTTCCACCACTAGACATGATAGGTTGACATCATGGTATTAAATCCGTTTTTTACACAAGGAACATCCTCTGAGCAGAATCTTGTTCAGGATTTGATAAATGAACAGCTCAGAACCTACGGGGTGGATATTTTTTATCTTCCTAGAAAATATTTGACAGAAAATACTGTCATAAGAGAAGTCGTGCAGTCTAGATTTGATTTAGCACTTCCTCTTGAGGCGTATGTTGATAATTATGATGAGTATTCTGGTGCAGGAAATCTTTTATCAAAGTTTGGAATTGAATCAAGAGATGAAGTAAGACTTATTATTTCAAGAGAAAGATTTGAAAACTATATTACTCCTTTAATTGAAGATCAGTCAAATGTAAAACTCTCAACAAGACCCAAGAGTGGAGACCTTATTTGGTTTCCTCTCGATGATAGAATTTATGAAATCAAAGATATTGAATATGCAAAACCATATTATCAATTACAAAATCTCTATGTTTATGAACTTTATTGCGAACTCTTCCGTCTTGAAGATGAGGTCATCGCAACAGGTATTGATGAAATTGATAATAACCTCATAGGAGAAAACTATGATGGTGAAACTGATGATGGAATTAATACTATTCAAGGTCCAACACAAACTCTCACTTTGGTTGGTGCTGCAGTAACAGCAACTGCAACAGCAGCAATATTCAATGGTGGTGTAAGATTCTTTACTGTTACCAATAGAGGTGGTGGATATAGTAGTATTCCTACTGTTGGAGTCTCTTCTGCACCTTCTGGAGGAACAACAGCAGTCGGTATTGCTACCATGATTGGTGGTATTAATGTCTGTAACTTGAATGCTAATCCAAAACTACAATCTGTCCAAGCAGTCAATGTTGTCAATTCTGGTGCAGGATATACAGTTGCTCCTACTGTAAGATTCAGTGGAGGCGGTACTAGTGGTGCAGGTGCTGCAGCAACAGCAACTATTGGAGATGGTGTTGTTGGTCTTGTAACCATAACTGCTGGTGGTAGTGGATACACCGAAAATCCAGCAATTACATTTACTGGAGTATCTACAGTATCTGCTGCTGCAACAGCTATCGTCAGTGCTGCTGGAACGATTTCGGCAATTTATATGACCAATGCAGGTGCAGGATATACAGAAGCACCTACAATTACAATTGCTGCTCCAGAAAGTTCTGGATCTGGAACCTTCTCCTTCAATGAAATTGTTACCGGATCTGTCAGTGGAACGACTGCAAGAGTTAGAATTTGGAACTCTGAAACGAACACTCTTGAAGTTGGAACTGTTGCTGGAGAGTTTACAATTGGAGAAAATATTGTTGGATCGACTTCGGGTGCATCTTATGCACTGAGAGTTGCAGATTCGCAACCTGCTGATGATGGATTTGCTGATAATATTAATATTGAAACTGAGGCAGACGCTATTTTAGACTTCAGTGAACAGAACCCATTTGGCATTCCCTAAATAGAAATATCTTAATAGTAAGATATTGTAGGTTTAGACATGTTTGAATATTTTTATAACGAAATTTTGAGAAGAACGATCATATCGTTTGGTACTCTTTTCAACAACATTTCTATTAAACATAAGGACTCTAGCGACGAAACCGTAAGTGTCGTTAAAATTCCTCTTGCTTATGGACCTACTCAAAAGTTTCTTGCGAGAATCAATCAGTCCCCTGATCTGAACAAACCATTTGCCATCACTTTACCGAGGATGTCATTTGAGTTTATTGGGTTGACTTATGATCCCTCTAGAAAGGTAACAACAACACAAACTTTTATTGTCAAAGATCCTAATGATGGATCTGAAACTAAAAAGCAGTTCATGCCTGTTCCATATAATATGCAATTTGAACTGTCAATTATGACCAAGTTGAATGATGATGCACTTCAAATCGTAGAGCAAATTTTACCTTTCTTTCAACCAGCATACAATCTTACTGTTGAATTAGTCGAAGGAATTAAAGAAAAGAGAGATATTCCAGTCATCTTGGAAAACATCACAATGCAAGATGATTATGAAGGAGACTTCTCTCAGAGAAGAGTCTTACTTTATACTCTTAGATTTACTGCTA